GCTTATCCCGTCGCCATTAACATCATACACCGCCTTGGTCATGTCGCCGATTACCGGCTTCCCCGTGATGCTGGTCCAAGCCAACGAATCGCACGTGTCGACCTTGCCGTTGTTGTTGGTGTCGTACACGGCCTTAGTCATGTCACCGGTGCCAGTCCCGCCGCCGCCGGCCGAAATCGCTGTGGAGAGATCATCCCGGAGCTTGTTGAGCTTGCGAGCCGTAATCCCGCCTTCCCTGGCATTGGTAAAAGTGATATCGGTGTAAGGTGCCGGCATGGCTCTACTCCAACCCGCTAAAATGGTTGACTAGATACAGCAACAGCAACAGAGCACCTGCGCCGGCCGCCAGCAAAAAACAGCCAACCCACACCGGATGCTGATCAAGATAGCCGGTCATCTTAACGCTCCTCCTAAATGAACACCGGCTAATGGCAGTAATAAAAAGATTAAGCTCAAAACGACAATAACTACGCAGACCACCAGCACCACCTTCATGATCGGCGCCGGTGCGAACTGGCTCACCACCCAGTACAGCAGGCAAACCACAATCACCAAGACTAGCCATTGGATAAGCGCCAACATCATACGGAATTCTCCGAAAAAGGCGGACGCGTTCTAATGTGCTCTAAGCTCTGCTCGATTGCCTGGTTGCCAGCCCTTGAGAAGAGCGCAAGCGGATCGTTACAGGGAACACATTCGGTCATCAGCGGCGCCCACACCTGCCCACATTTGGGGCAAATCCAACCGGTCTGGCCATTCCAAAGCATTTCGTCGTTCATAAGCCTTTAGCGATCTCCTTTAACCTGGCCAGACCGCCCCACGCCGTCGTCAGCGTGTTGGCGGTGTCCCACCAAACATCCGGCGGTTTCCAGGAAGCGACTGAACCAGGAAAAATCAAATAGGCGATGATCTTATTTTCAGTGCCGCCCTTCTTAGGATCATTGTTGATTTTGAGCGCGTGAGCCATGCGCATCGAGGCTTCGCCGATCTTTGAACTGGGTCCGACATCGCCATAGATGCCGAAGCAGTTGTCGCCAGTCTGGGTATTGAGACATAAACACACGTCGCCCAGCTTGGCTCCATTGGCATGCTGCCCCGGTAGCACAATAAAGGGAATCGATTCCGAATCCATGTAGCGATACTGGCTGTTCTCGCCGTAGGCCGGATTGATGTGGCTGGTGCCCGAGACGTACATCCCCGGCTGCGGTTCATAAATCTTCTGGATGATCGGGTTATTGTTCGAATCCGTTGGTCCACCCCACCAGTCGCTTCCGGGTGTGCCACCATTGGCCGTGTAGTCGATCCCAGAATTATTCGGACCGTAGGCCCTAGCGCTTCCATCACAGTCAATTGCCATGCTAGCCTTGTAAACAAAGGATTTCGGTTCACCCGTGACCGAATAGATCTTGATCCCGGCAACCGAATCGATCTGGGTTAAGTCAGACATTCCTGCGCCTTGCTCTTGGCTTCATTGATCCCGGCTCCCAAAACTGCCCTGCTCCTGCTCGGCTACCCCTTGCTTAATCGCTTTCTGGCGCTCATCCATCGTCATTTGGCGCGTCTCCATGGTGTTGAGCTGCTCCTTGATCGCCCGGAGCAGCGACATTAGTTCCTCCTCACTCATTTCTCTTTTGGTTCTGGTTTTCGGCCATTGGCCACCACTTGATAGGTGTTGAGTCCGGTCAGGGATAGCAGTGTCCCGGTGATCGAAATATAAAAATCCCGCAGAAACCCCGAATGCATCAATCGCTCATCAAGCTCCTTGCTGGCATTCAGGTGAACGATGAAAAAGACCAATGGAGCGGTCAGGTAAGTCATCACTACCCCCCAGCATAAAACCAATCGCCACCAGGGTTCTCTAACCATTCACCAGTACTCGAAATCCCGAATCCGCCGTTTATCGGTCGCCCCGCACCAGGTAAACCCGTGCCGGGTGAACACCTTAACGACCTCACCCAACACCTCGCCCCCAACCTGCTGACTTAAACGCCAAGCCGCCCCGTACCAGAACAAACTCGGCCGATCACCGTCCCCAAACGCATAGCATTTGACGAACTGGTTTAGCCCATAGGCTTTACGCGCCTCAGTCGTCCACCGGGACGTGATCTCCTCGTACGTTAACGCCAAAGGCCCGAAGATCCGCCGGTTTACAAGAGTCTTGGCCACGTAGACATCCGGGAAAAAGGCGAGCTGAAACATCTCCGGGGAGCGCCACTTTTTTAGGTTGCGCCCTTCCCAGAGCATCGTGGGTTGACCGTCAAGCCCGATGTCGAACTTGCCGTAGACTGTCTCCATCTCAGGGACCGTCTCAGTCACCAGCGCCAGACTAGCGAACCGCATAGACTTTTCTTATCTGTTCCTTGGTTCCCGCCTTACTCCGAAACCGGGATCCGTCACGGATCTCCCGGCCATAGTAATGTTTAAGGATCTGAGCGCCCGCCTCACGCTTCCGGCGCTCAGCCTCAGTCCCCTTCTTGGGCACAATGATCTGCACGGCTTTAAAACGGCATCGGCCGCCCCCTGGCTCCCTTGCGCAGCCGTGCTCCCATTCCCGCCAGAGTTTCGCCCGGTAGAGTGCCACCGATCTTGGCTCGGCCTAATCCCAAGCCTGGGCTCGCAGGACCATTGGCTGCTACAGGCGTTCCACCGCCTGCGCCACCACCAGCACCACCACCGCCTGGAGGAGTCCCGGTCTCGGGCTCAGCGCCCTCTTCCTCTGGACTCTCGGAGGCTTCCTCACCAATCGGCTCACCGTTGATCGTGTCGATCGAGACCGTGGCCGTGTTACCGGTAACGCTCTGCACCTTTCCCTCAACACTATACTGCACCGTGTCACCCTCCTCCGGCGGTACGCCGCCTTCGGAAATTGCACTGATCGGCACTTTACAGGTGTACCCACCACCAGCCTTTGGGCTAATTCCTATCGCGATTGTTGCCATAAAGATCCTAGGTTGGCGTGTAAGCTGTCTTGCTCTGCAGAACCACCCCGTTCCAGGAACTGAGACATACGGCGTTGTAAAAAGTCTTCCAAGCGTACGTGATAAATTGATTGAACGGGTTCGCCGAATCCGCTTCCGTGATCGTGTTCACCTTCGGGTTAGGCGGGTTCTCGCCCTCCAAATCCGGTACCGCAAACGCGTCCTTGCCGAACACCAGCGCCGCGATAATACCGCCCCCAGCCGTGTTTGTCCCTTCTGTGCCAGCCTGGTAACAGGAATTGGTTGTCCTTAAAACCTTGATCCCAAACAACTTACCAAGCTCGCCTTTCCAGATCTGTTCCGGTTTCTGGAACGCGCTTGCGTAAGTCCACGCGCTCCCCTGTTCCTCGACCAGGTCGCGTTCTTGTTCCGGTGAAACCACCGCGACAAAATAGCCGTCATCGAACTCTTTAGCTTTATTGATCCGCATCTCGGTCACGGTATCAATGAGGTCATCGGTCGAGAAGCGCCCCTGCTGCGCAGTAAGCGCCGTCAAGCTCGCGAAGTCCGTTGCGGTTCCGGCGTAGCGTTTGGTGAACTTGGTCGGTTCCTCAGTCGTGCCGTTGATACAGGCGTCCCGGATCAGACCGTCACACCACAACGCGGCTTCCTCGCCGAACTTGACCATAAGCGCATCGCCCGTATCCAAAAATTCGGTCTCATCGACGATATCAGATATCTGGGCGTAGCCCCCATACTGCTGGAGCGTGCGGGTAATGAACTCGAAAATCAGCTTATAAGGCGCATTCGATGGCGGCGTGCCCTCAGTCAACGTGATGACATTGGTAACGCTAGCGACCGGTGGCCGGAACATCCGAATCGTTTTAGAGCCTTGCCCTTGCGGGATCGAGGCTTTGTACGCCGGCTGATAAAGCTGCAGCTGATTGATCTGATGTGTCAGTAATTGCTTAGCAAAATAAATGCGGTACTCCGACGCTTTGTCGGTCGTCGTAACCGCTCCGTAAACTGGAGGAGGCATAAAGAAGAGTTAGGAGTGAGCATTGCTAGAACCACGGCACTCCATCGCGCTTGGCGCCTCGCCTCAAGTGTTTGCGCATGTCAGCCAGCGAAAGCTTGGAGAAATCTTCGACCGATTCCACCCGGTTTCCGCTTCCGATCCTGGCCGGCGCACCACCACCGATTGAGGTTAAGCCCGTGTAGCGCTGTAGTTCGTTTTTAAGTTTGGAGTTCTCTGTCTGGAGCACCTTGTAATCTCCTTCCAGCAACTCCATTTTTGCCCGGTGATATGCGGCAACGATCCCGCGCGGGTGCTGGCGATAGATGTTGCCATCCTCGCTGCCCATAATCTCGCGCAAGCGTTTATCCAGCCTGGTCCCATCGCGCATAAACTCAGGGTCAACTTGGCTGAGCTCACGCTCGGCAGCTTCCCACTGCGCCCGATGCTCCGGTGTTCCCACCGGCGGCAACTCAACTGTGCGCTTGGCTCTTTCAGCCTGCGCCTCGGCCTCCATTGCCGAGATCTCCTTATCCGCCTTCTCAACGAGCTCGAAGTTGCCTTCCTGCTCCCATTGCCGACGGTATTTGCGGAGATCATCCAGGGTGTAATCGCGTTTGGGCTTACGAGCCTCTTCAAACTCCGCGCGTTCACGCGCAAAGATTTCCCGCTCCCTGGCAAAAGCTTCCTGCTCGGCTTTAAACGCTTTTTTCGCTTGCCGGACTTGATAATACAGGCTTGGCTTTTTCTCTTTGGCGGGGCCTTGGCTCTCCTGCCTTTGACCATTGCCGCCAGAGTCATCAACTACTGCAGTACTTGAACTCGTGTCAGTCGGCTGATTCAAGCTCACGTCATGAGTCGAACCTGCCGATCCAACAGCCGTTTGTTCTACACTCGCCGATTCCTCCGGCATATATCACTCGAGGGCTTTTTTAACCGATGGCACCGCGCCCGCCCATCCATCGCCAATCATCGGTTTTAGTTGGCGCCTTGGCGGGCTCGCTATCCTCCAGACTGCTAAAGCCTTCTTGGCTCTCCTCCTGTGCAGGGAACACACGCAGCCGATGCAAGACAGCTAATATATTCTGCATCCCTCGCGCCTCAGCATTCGCACTGACCGAATGCCGGAAAACGGCGTTGAACGTTGCGTTAGCGACAATCTGACGCAGAAATTCGAAAAGTTTTATTCCACAACTTGTCCGACAAAACAAGTCAAAAGCGTTCCGCTCCTCCGGGGTCCAGCTAACCGCACGCACAATCGGCCGGCTTAAAACCACCCGCAGATACCATTTGAGAATCGGGTTCATAAGGCTATCACCCAAACGTCATGCTTGGAGCAGTAACTGAAGAGCGGATTTTCTTTGTG